ATATCAGCAGCTAAACCAATTGTATCTTTATATGAAGCTCCATATGCTGCAGAAAGTTCTCTAGCTGTTGCAGAAACTTCTTTTCTTACCTTTGCTAACTCTACCGCACTTGTAGCAGCAACACCGCCATAAACCTTTGTTAATCTTACTAGCTGTTCATCTGCTTCTCTAAATGCAGTTGCTGCTGTCTTTCCAAATAATGCAATTGGTAAAGTTAAACCAACAGAAAGCTGTCTACCTGCCCACTGTGTATTTTTACCCCAGTTAATAAGTCCATTAGCACCATCTTGAATAACTCTATTCATGATCTTTAGTTCTTGAGATGCTAGTGCTGATTTATCTCTTACAGCATCTAAGCCTCTTGGTACGTGAACTGCATACTGCATTATTCCTTGAGCATTTTTACCTAAAGGTTGTAAAACTGAATTTTGTAATTGAACCTGTTGTCTTGCAAGGTCTCTTATTAATCCGCCAGCTGTTCTGCTGTGTTCTCTCCATGCACCATAATACTGTCCAAGCTTTAATCTTCCAGAATCTAAACCACGTCCAAATTTTTCTACATCATTTTGAACACTGGTAAAATGCGTTGAAAACTGTCCAGTAGATCGCATAGTATCTGAAAAAGATTTCTGCATTTGAGCTGCCTGGACAGCCAACGATTTATTTGTAGCATTTAAAGTTTGTTGAAGAGAAACTAGCTTAGAAGAGACACGACTAAGATCTCCGATGAGATCTGAAAAGTTGGATTTAGCAACTATATTAGTTACTAAATTTTCTTCTGCCATTTATCTATTTTACTCCTTAAAGTATCCTAAACCTGCTCCGATACCGAATCCACTTTCTGATGCAAAACTACCCTGTAACGATACAATGTCATCTGCGCTAGCGTTTATGCCCATTGCTTTACGTTTTACATCTTCAAAGCTTCGTACTTCTTCATCTTCATCTTTACCTAAATCTATTCCTTGTATGCCAGCCAAAAACTTTCTATTTTCGGACTCAGCTTTTTGTTTAGATTTAAATGTCTGAACAAGCTCGGGCATTGATAGGTTTTCTTCTAGTTCTTCAAAGTTTTTCCAAATGCCTAGTAGAAAAACTTCGCCTTCTAAAGCGGCTAAATCTAGTTCTGACCAGCCAGAACCTGAGCCGCTAGTTGGTTTGGGTCGTCCATCTTAATTCCTCCGCATATTTCAAGAATGCGATTGATTGTTGGAACATCCAAAACGTCTTCAAATGCGTCTCTGTCTTTTACCAAATCTGGTAACTGCTTCTCTAAAGCAACAGCACATGCATCAATTAAAACATCAATTGTTTCATCTTCTGTTGTAACTTCTGCTGTCTTTGCGATAGCTGCCATGAACTTTCTTAGTTCTTTAATTGTTAAAGGCTTTAGCTTTACTACTGCCCCATTTTGTAACTGAATTTCTTCTACGTCGTATACTGTAGTTGCCAATTTAATCCTCCTAGGATTGTCTCTTTATGATTATAGCAAAAAGAATTTATTAACACAAACAGAAAACCCCCATTTCTGGGGGTCCCTGTAATTTAAATTAAATTAAATTATACTGCTAAAACACGGTCAATAATCTTACCGTATTCCTGGCCAGCATATGCGCTTAGTCCTGATGGGAGCAAACGGAATGTGACTGGGAATGTAGTTGGGTTATTACGTGCAAGTGAGAACTGTGACTGTTGTACTGAAAGAACACGACGTGCATAATATACACGCTCTGCGTTTGTTACAGAAGTAGCTCCGAATTGTGTTGGAGCTTGTCCAACTGCAATTAGCTGACGCTCAACTGGTGCAATACCAAGAGCACCTGCGGCGATACCGAGGGTCTTTTGGTATGAAGTATTAACTGTCGCTGAATTTTCAACCATTGTATTGGTTGCTGAAATAGCATCAGTTGCTGGAGTTGCTGAAGTTGCTTGATCTCCTTGACCGAATACAACGAGAACATTCTCAAGTGTACCTTCTGCCATTTCTGTTGCAATCATAACTTCCATTGACTCCTTGAAAAGCTTTGCTGTATCAAGAAGCTGATCTACTGTTACTGAACCATATGTTGGGTTGTAAGTAATCTGAAGACCATTATTTGTGTAACCTACGTTACGGTACTTATCGTCATTTGCATTAAGTGTATCTGTGTAAGATGTTGCTGTAACAAATGCTCCTGCTGCTGCTGAACCTGGCTCAGCGTTCTCTGGATAATTTGCTGTTGTTGAATCCTTTACTGAAAGAAATAGTGGTGAAGCACCAACTAGAATATTCTTTGCATTACCTGTGGCTTGAATTGCCATAGTTTAAACCTCCTATTAAAATTAATGTATTAAGTTGTAAAAATTGGCTGGCTAGGCCCTTTCCTCTAAGGACAATAATACTATATGTACTGCCCAAAAGCAACTATAAGAACCTACCGCTTGAATCTAGCATTCTGGCATATTTAACTTCCAAAACTACATCTGCAGACAAGAACCCTTGTAATTCATCGGAAGGTGAAACTGGAGATATGTCTGCTAAAAATATACTAAAGAATTTAAATTGATCTGATACCCCAGACCATTTATTTACATCTCTAGCCGAATCATCCATTCTTCTAAATAGATCTGTCATGAAGTTTCTTATCTCATTTATCTCAGATATATCTGTTGCGTATATTGTAAATAATACTTGCTCACAGCATATCATCCAGTTTTCTTCATAAGAAAGTCCTATCTTGTCATATACTATATGCTTCTTCCCGCTCAAGAATTGATTCAGCTCTGGAGACTGCTGGACTGGGATAATAGGAATAATTGTATCCATAAGGCCATCTGAGTAATAATCACTTTCATTAAAGATATCAATTGTAACCATTTGAGACCACAAATACTTTCTAATTTCATTCATAGCGTCTAGCTTATAATTAACTGTCATAGCATTGCACTTCCAAATGCCTGGCTCAAAGATGCATCTGCCTGTGATCTAATTGAATTTGGAGAAAATGCATATTGAACTGTTTTTATATTTGATGGTGTAGATAATGCTTTCTGCATTGCTGATCCAAATATTCTATGGAAGCCAGATTTTCTAATTGCTTGTCCCACCAAAGGTCCACTGAAGAAGTGGCTATAAGCTAAAGTAAATTGATTTTTAGCAGCTTTTCCTCCAGGATTTCTAACTATTACAGATGCGCCTTCTGGCATAAAAACAACTTCATCGTTTATTTCAAATACTAGTCTTTTTGAAGATCGTGGAGAAATTGTTACTGGAATTCCCAATTCCATAATTGATGCTTTATTTGGAAACTTGTATTTCTTTTTTGATGTTTTGCTGCTTGTAAATGTTTTTGAAGGAATAAAAAAGTAGTCTAGTTTAAAGGACAATGTATTTGAGTTTATTATTCTAAGCTTAAAAAGTCTTGCTACTGGGCTTCCAGTTTTATCCCATTCGTAAACATGATGAAGGCTTTTAGGCTTAACCCTAGCCTTAGCATCAACATAGTTTCCAAACTCATTTGTTAATGAGTCAAATATCATGTTGTGAAATTTTTTAATAAAACTTTTGTTTGTTTCTAGTTTAGATATTACGCTAGCCTTATAATAAAGCATGGCAGAAATTTGTACGACATTGCTATCTTTTAAAATTCCAGCATTTTTATTGTGAACCATTAATCTCTCAAGTCCGCTGGCTGCATGTAATAAAGCTACGCTAGATTCCAATTGTCTGGTTCTCCGATCTTTTTAGAGTTGAGTTATATCCTAAAACAGAACCAAATGGGTCGGTCAAAGGGGTGCTTCCAATTACCTCAAATACCGTCGGGGTCTCTGAAGGGTAATCAATCTCTGTCCAAATCACTGTTCCATCTGAAGAACAAACATTTGTAACCTTTTCTCTAAGAGTCAGCCTAGACTCTGTTCTTACAACAATAATCTGAGCATTGATATATTTATCTTTTAATACTTGATAGTCGCCAGTTCTTGATGTAGCAGAATTACTAATTACTCCTTTTGCATGGCAGGGCACAGTTTTATAATATGACCAAGACTTTCTAATTGATCCAGTGTCTGGATCTTGAGCTTCTTCTTGTCTGTATATATCCATTTTCATGGAATAGACTGCGTTCAGTAAATCATACATTAAATAACTACCATTTGAGTTAATACATATGGAAGTAGTAGCTGGTCAACATAAAGATTTCCAGTACCTACAAAAGCCGATGTATTATATTCAAAATTCCAATCAAATGATTGTACGCTACGAATGTATTTATTCCTCCATAACTTATCTTTTGAAAAATAATCTTTCATTAGTTCAATTGTTGCAAGTTCTACGTCGCTTGGGACCGAATCCCATCCGTACCTGCCTTGAACCTTATATACAGATTTAGATCTAAACACCCCTGAAGAAGTATCATTAATGCTTGGAGGAACCATTCCGTTTGCTGTATAAACTGTATTATCAAGCATATTAGCTTTGTTAATTCTTATACCAAATTTAGACTCGGAAATTATAGTGTCATAGCTCCAGTTGTTAATATCATTAATTGTATCTATTAAAAGAATGTCATTTTCGTAAAGCTCATGTAGACTATTTATTTTAAATGGAAGTCTTAGTGAATCTGCGCCATCTCCATAAACTATATGCAAATCGTCATAAAGGTAAAAATATTGTCCCGTATAATTTTCAATTACTTTTCTGGCGTATCTTTCTGCCATCATTAATTCTTCATATGACTTGTAGTATGGATCAGATGAATCTGAGCTAATTCCAAGCATATCTACCGCCTGCGCTAAATCTACATAAGGAGTAACAACAAAAACTTGGTGCTCTTTAAATATAGCATTACCATCAACGGTCATTTCCCAACGAAGCTTAAGCTCTCTATTTCTATCAGTATATGTTTGTGGCAAATAAACTTCATAGCTTCCAGGATCAATTTCTGATTTAACTGAAGTAAGTGTGGCAAGGAGTGTGCTTGGATTAATTGCTGGACTTATAGCAGGATCTATTGTAACGTCATATACTTTTACAATAGGCAAATTAGCAGCATCAACAATTTGATGACGCCAATATATTTTATGCTTTATTACTGGGCTACTACCTACGTATACTTCCATTTAAATAGGTTAGTCTTAGCTATAGAATTCTTGTGCTTCTCTTGGGGTAGCTAAGCGGAAACCTTCCTCCACATCAAAGATTTTTTGAGCATCTGTTTCTTGCATTGCAATAAATGGGTGCTCTTTGGTAAATGTAAATCCCAAAATATCATAGCGATAATTTGGTCTAGTCATTCTTACCAAAACTGTGTTCTCTGGCTGATCCTTTTTTGGATCATACTTAGGAAG